TGTTGAATACGATTAATAATATCCATTTTGGATTATATTTACTTACAATGTATTATTTACTAGTCTTTAGACCGAAATAGCGGTATGTAAACGGCGGCCTTCGGCCTTCGGTATGTGTAGTAATAATAATGATAATAAACACATTATAATTAGGATGCAGTTTCCACCAAGTGTATGGGGGCCATTTTTCTGGCATACAATTCATATCATAGCATTAGGATATCCTAAAAATCCAACATATACTGATAAGAAATGTATTAAAGAGTTTTATGAATCCCTCGCATTCTTATTACCGTGTACTATTTGTAAGAAGCATTATAGGGAACATTTATCTAATAATCCGCTAACTCCATTTTTAGATTCAAGAAAAGACATAATAAAATGGACAATTGATATTCATAATTCAGTAAATAAAATGTTGGGAAAACCTGAATGGACAGAAGAGGAAGTAATTATTTATTATGAACGACTTGGTCGGCGAGACCGTTCACCAGTTTGGACAAAAGATGATATGAAAGAAGTAGATTATCGTTCATTTGTAAGGGGATTTATGACAGGTGCCGCAATATTTACTGGAGTAGGAGGAGTTATATATTTTTTGAATAAGCTATAAGTAATATAATTATGCTAATAATTTAAAAAATAAATAGAAAAGATAAAGAGATGAGTCAACCAATTCCTAATCCTAATAATTATATTATAAGAGGATTTACGAATGGTATTTCAAAATTTACAGGAACAGGAACAGGGCTAGGAATTGGAACAGGAACAGGGCTAGGAACAGGGTTAGGAACAGGGTTAGGAATTGGAACTACGGGAAATATGGCATCTGTACTTAAAAGTAACATAGGACGAATTATAGCATATGGTTTATCAATAATTATTATAATATTAGTAATATTATTTTTCGTTCATTTTTTTATTACACCTATATTTAAATTTATCCCTGGTGGTTCCGGTATAATATCAGTACCAGGTTTTGACGATGGTACACTATTTTGGATTAAAACTACCACAGGTCCAATCTTAAATACAACCTTACCAATTGCCAATCAAATACACGGTTATACTATTAATCTAGACGTATTTGTTGAGAATCCCCTACAATTCTCTACTATGCCACGTATTTTCTTTAGCAGAGGCGCAGATAAAAAAGAGACACCCTCTGGTAATACGTTATTAGGGCTACTTTCAAATTATAATCTCGTTGCGGCATTACTTCCCGATACTAATGATCTAATTGTGTCAGTCCTGAATAAAAATAATAATATGGAGAATATAATTGTGCCAAATGTTCCAATTCAACAGCCATTTAGATTGAGTATGGTTGTTATGGAGCAGGCCTTAGAGGTATATATTAATGGTAAATTGTTAAAAACAAGAAAATTTTTAGATGTGCCAAAAGATGTGAAAGGTGATATAAATTCATCGACAGGAATTGAATCGAATGCTATTAAAGTACACAATCTAAAAATATGGTCGCGCATACTTACTGTAAGTGAAATTCGTGAGGCAACACCTGCTTTAAGTTCACCAAATGATTTTGGTGCTGGTCCAATGTCGTCGTCAACAAATTGTGTATATTCGTCTACGGTTAATGCTACTGATATTACTTCCAATATATTATCAAATATAATCAAATCAGGTAACTTGTGACAAAGTAATATGGTCTAAAATATCTTGTAAATTTAGGATGCTGCCAATATCTGTAATTATATTTGGTATATTTTTATTATTAATTACAATGTATATAGTTGTATATGTCATATATCCAGGATCTAACAATAATGATGTATTGGAGAAAAAGACCCCTCTAAATGCTAAAAAAGTTATTTTAACATCTGATATAACACAAAAAAAACTGCTAGCTTCAACAGGATCATCTGTAATGGGGTTTTTCTATTTATTAGACGGTGATAGAACTACAAAAGTAACAAATGATTTTAAATCTATAATTGAAATTGAAAATAATTGGTATTTGGAGATTGCGTCCACATCTAGTGGAACAAATAAAATATCAGCTCGTCTTCGAGTTAAGACAAGTAATGGTACAGCATTAACACATGAAGTTATTGAATTGCCGCCAATTCCAAAACAAAAATGGATGTTTATTGCCATTTTAAGAGATGGTCGCAGATTTGATATAATTTACAATAATGAGATTGTTGCATCACAAATACTTCAGTATTATCCGGTTGTTATTAGCAGTTCTTTATCTATTGGAAATACTGGATTAAATGGTTCAGTGATTCATGTAATTGTAAATGATAAACGTTTAACATTAACCAGTATTGAACGTGAAAGATTAACACACGTTAATACAAATAATATGATATTAGAGGCAGATTCGATTAATATTAGTCTCCCTGGATTAAACTTATTTGGACATTGTCCTCCCGGTTTACCATGCGACCCTGTTACAAAACCACCGACTAATAATTTATTACAATGGAAGTCGCCATATGCTTAAGTAAATTTTGGATAATAGATTATCCTTGTATTTTACAGGATAATGGACACTAATACTAATGCATCTTCTACGAGGCGAATTGTTTCTATAGTACTAGCTATCACAGGTTTAGTAGGTTTGTATTATTTATACCAGTATCTATTTGCTTCTACGACGGGTAATAGCTACGTGCTTCTATCAAAAAATCAGTCTGCTAACCCGACACAAGAAATTATTATTAGTTCTGATAATTTACCAACAATATATGAAGGTGGTGAATTTACAATTTCAACCTGGATTTATGTAAATGATTGGTCTTATCGCAGAGGATTTAATAAGTCAATTCTAAGCATTGAAGGATCCAATTTTGATATAATTCGTATATATTTGGGTAGCTATAAACCATCGTTGAGTGTTCGTTTACATACTAAAGAGACTGGCGCAGACATGTCAACGCCATCAACTGAAGATTTGAATAAATATACACGAGATGTTACATTTAAAAATTCACAAATTGAATCGGGATTACTAGATAGTTCCGCAATATGTGATTTACCAGAAATTGAATTACAGAGATGGATATGTATTACTGTGGCAATTAACGGTAAAACGATAGATGTATATTATGATGGAAAATTAGCACGTTCATGTGTATTACCAACTTATTATAAAGTTGATACCCGATATTCTGCAAAAATGCTAGGATACGGTGGCTTTGGTGGTCAGATTTCAACAACATCAATGTATGATTTAGCATTAAATCCAGAACAAGTGTATAAAATATATATGGCAGGTCCAGAGCCAATTACAACGCTAAAAGACTGGTTTTCTTATTTCTTTTACTTTATGCCAGATGTTAAATTATCACTTCCAAAAACAAACTAATGGCTCAAATAAATAGTCAAAATAAATAATACAATATAATAAGAGGAATTAGATGGGTCTATTTAATCAAACAACACCGAATTCTGGCGAAACGCCCGGTATTATGTCACAACTAATATTTAGTTTAATACTTATTGTGATTTTATACATGGTATTATTGTTTATTGAGGTAATTTACAAGTACATTAACAGATTATCTATCAATAGAACAGTATTATTACCAAATACTTATAATATTGATGATAAATCTATTACAATTCCTCAAGATCCCAATATCAAAGGAAATAATCATGTAAGTCCCTCAGATAATGAAAGAAGTGGAATTGAATTTAGCTATACATTTTACTTAAATGTAAATTCTTCTGCATTTAAACAAGACAAGGGATTATGTCATATTTTTCATAAAGGATATTCTTCTCAATTTCCTCTATTAGCACCCGGTGTTTATATGCATTCTGATACAAATACGTTACGTGTGTATATGAATACGTATAAAACATGGAATAATTTTATTGATATTGAAAATATTCCTATTGGAAAGTGGGTACACGTAGGACTTATAGTTAGTGAAAATTCCCTGTTAGTTTATATTAATGGTAATCTGGCAAAGAAAATGTCATTTGAGGGATTTGTGCCATATCAGAACTATCAAGATATACAATGTTTCAGTCAACGTAGAATATTATTAAGACATAGTCAAATACAATCAGTTGATGAACTTGATTTTAATATATTTGGCGCAATGAAAGGGCAACTTAGTCGTCTAAATTACTTCAGCTATGCACTATGTTATGCCGAAATTCAACAACTTATGAATGAGGGTCCGTCAAGTAAAATGGACTCCGCATCAGCGACTGGAAATACACCCCCTTATCTAAATGATACTTGGTGGAATCAGGGATATTAGACAAACGCGCTTCGCATTCATTTTAAAATGTTCGTCGGTCTAATTATAATAAATTTATAATTTATTAATTTAATGTGTGAATCTAAATTAATTTAATATGTGAATCTAAAGCTTCATATATTAAATGATACAAAACTAGCTATGCCAGGTGGAGGTCTATATTCATTAGTCGCCTACGGAGCACAGAATGTACTTTTAAGTGGTAATCCCGCATTTACTTACTTCTATAAAACATATAAGAAATATAGTCATTTTGCGGAGGAGTCTGTAACATTTTCAATGGATGGTCCGCAGGAATTATCGTACGACCAGCCAATTCAAATCCGACTTAAGATCCAGCGTGTGGCGGATTTAGTACGCGATATGTATTTCTTATTTGATTTACCCGATATTTATTGTAAATATCTCCAGCTACCTCAACAATTATCATATGGAACCCGCCGTGCACAGTATAATTTCGCATGGTCACAATATGTTGGTTGTCATATTATTCAGGAAATTGGATTTTATATAGCAGGTCAAAAGATTCAAGGATTTGATGGTTCATATATGATTACAAGAGCACAGTGTGATTTAGATACGCGAGCTTTTCAGAAATGGTCAAAATTAGTTGGAAATATTCCAGATGTATATGATCCAGCGGGTGGATTATATGCTGGAGGATCACAAAGAGTAGAATATCCCCTAGTTTACAATAATAATGGTCCCGTACCTAATTCAACTACTACTCCACCAAATGTAAATCGACCATCCATTTCTGGAAGAACTCTACAAGTTCCACTCCCATTTTGGTTTACAGAATCAACATTTGAGTCACTGCCATTAGTAGCACTTCAATATCAGGAGTGTGAAGTTCAAATTACTTTGAGACCAATTAATCAATTATATAGAGTGTTAGATATAAATGGATTTCAAGTCGCGCCAGGATATCAATATAATCAGTCACCTATTTCTTTACAGCCTCAAAATGTATATTACACATCTGTAGCTACTATTTCGGATGTAACAATTAATAATTTCCTAACAGATATTGGAACACCAAATCCCTTGCTTAATACCTGGCCATTAAATCCAAGAATTCAACTAACTTATGTGTATTTAACCGATGAGGAAAGAACCGAATTTTCAAATCAACCTCTACAATATCTGGTGAGACAGGTTACAACATATCAGTTTCCTGAAATTGCGACTCGTCAATTTGTTGAGTTACAGACACATAATCCAATAGAGCGTTTAATAATTGTACCGCGGCGTTCTGATTCTTTACAGTATAGAAATCAAGTGGCAAATTTCTCAAATTGGGTTAATCCGCTTTTACCTCCATTTATTCCTAGTGGATATGCTGGTGCACTAGATGTCGTTAATTTGTATAAAGCGACAGGGCAATTTGTCCTTAATGGTCAACGATCAATTATGCGAGGCCTATCAGTATTAGGTGATGGTAATTTGCTACAAGAAGAGAAACCATTAGATTACTTTACACAAGTAGTGCCTTGGAAGTATTTAACGGGTATACCTGATCCAGAATTATTAGTGTATCCGTTTGGTCTTCATTCACCGACAACTCAGCCAGATGGTACAATTAATAGTAGTCGTATTAGATTATTCCAGGTGGATTTAAATGTATTTCCATTACCGACGAATTCATTTTATCTTTATAATATAACAATTTATGTTGAGAACTTGAATTGGATTAATGTATCTGGTGGCACAGGTGGGCTTAAATATGCACTATAATCACTTTATTATATGTGTGATGTGTTGGCTATATTAAATTCGTTAATGAATTTAGAATGTCTGCCGATGATGGCGATGAATCTATTTTTACAAAGGCTAAAAATTTAGTTTCATACAAAATTAATAATGCTGTTTCAGATCCTGAGGCTGATAAATTTGCTGTAGAAAAAGCTAAAAAACAAAAGAAAAAAGAAAAAGAAAAAGAAAAAGAAATTGGTGCTAAAATTAATACTACGGTTGATACTATTAAATCTAATCCAAATCAATTCAATGCTAAAAGATTTTTTAAGAATATTTTAGATCAAACTATAAATATTCTTAAAATGGTGTTTTTCCCATTTGTGGCACTTATGTTGGCAATGATTGTGGCAAATGAAATGATTGTATACACTGTACCAATACGTATTATATTTTTCATTTTTACATTTTTAGTTTGTTTTTTTATGCCACCATTATGTATTATATTAGGATTATTCTACCTTTTAAAAGGGGCATACAGTTATTATATTAATAATATGACAGATATAAAAGAAAAATTAAAAATTATGCCAACAATTTATGCATTACTTCCAATAACTACATATACACCAGAATCATCATTCGGTAAGTTTTTTTATTATCCTTTTAGATATCCAAAGTCGGATATTTCTGGGGCAAATCTTCCAAAAATAATGGACACATATTGGAAAGAATTAAAAGAATCCTTTAAAGACTTAGATCAAGTTACTTCTAGCAATTCATCAATTTTTTCTGACCAACTTAAAAAATTAGAAATTAAACTTAAAAAATTACATGATCCAACACAAATTAATCCAATTTTTAAGTCAAAGGTACCAGTAATAGGAACAGTAACAGAGACAGGTACAGTACCATCAAAAACACCATTAGTAACACCAGTAACACCAGTAACACCAGTAAAACCATCCTTCCTATCATCCTTCCTACCAAAAACAAAAACAAAACCACCACCACCAGATAGACATGATGAGTTAGTAGCAGCACTAACACCCAAAACACCATTAGTAACACCAGTAACATCAGTAACAGCAGTAAAACCAGTAAAACCATCCTTCCTATCATCCTTCCTACCAAAAACAAAAACAAAACCACCGCCCCCACCAGATAGACATGATGAGTTAGTAGCAGCACTAACACCAAAAGTGGTACCAGTAGCACCCACATTAGAACGTAATACAGTAGCAGATCTGGTATAATAATTTCTTATATTTAGAGGGAATATAAATACTTCTATCATATATAATATAAATGATAGAAGTATCTATTGTAACACCAACATATAATCGTCGTATGTTTATTCCAACATTAATAGATATATATCGAAACCAGATATTTTCAAAGGAAAAGATGGAGTGGCTAATTATGGACGATGGTCGAGATAAAGTGGAGGACTTGTTTACTGAGGCCGCAAAAACTATACCAAATATTAGATATATTCGAATAGATGAAAAGATGCGTATCGGTGCAAAAAGAAATGCCCTAAACAGCGAGGCTAAAGGTGCCATAATTATCGCAATGGACGACGACGATTATTATCCACCAGACAGAGTATCTAGTGTAATAGAAGCTTTCGATAAGTCACCCAAAATAAATATAGCAGGAAGTTCAGAGATGAATATGTATTATATTGATACAAAAAAACTATATACAATTGGTCCTTATCATAAGGGTCATGCCACAAATGGGACAATGGCATGGAGAAAATCATATTCAGACACGCACAAATACAATGAGTTTGTAACAAAAGCAGAAGAAGGCGCTTTTCTTCAAGAATTTAAGAATCCCATGATACAATTAAATCCTCTAAGTACAATTTTAGTTATATGCCATACAGATAATACAGCGAATAAGAGTGAATTAAGAGATGAGCATATGGCACAAGTAGGAATATTTCAATCAAAGTTTAAAGAATGTCCGTTCAAATTAGAAGACTTAGTTAAAGACAAGAATATACGCGATTTTTATCTAAGCTTATAGGCGCCTAATACGTCGGCGCCTAATATATAACTGCCTAATATATAACTGCCTAAAGCTTATTAATAAATAAATAATAATTAGATAGAATGGATGAGGGATTTTTATATGAGAAATTAAATGTCTTAAATACAGCGTATAATAATATAATCGTACCAGGAAAAACACCCGCAATTGCGTCAGTAATTAAGACTCCGCTATTTCCGCATCAGGCGGCACTAGTAAATGGAATGCATATATATCGTGATAAAATGACTAGGGGGTTTGTACTAGGTAGTCAAGCAATAAATGGGAAAATTGGAGTAATTGGCGACCCAGCTGGTACAGGAAAAACACTAAGTATTCTGGCATATTTAGCATCACAGGTTGCCACATTTCCAAGAATAACATGTGAATTAACGAATAATTCATCAAAATATTTTTTCTCACATGAATTATATCAATTATCGGACGCATTATCAACTAATTTGATTATTGTACCCCATAGTTTATTTAATCAGTGGCGACAAGAAATCGCCCAACATACGTCATTTTGTGTCAACGGTGATATAACAAAAGGCAGATATATTGCGATTGAAACAAAAAGACTTATACGTGCTGGCGGAGATTTGGCTCAGAATATGGTAAATAGTAATTTTGTATTAACAACAAATAAGTGCTATAAATTCGTACAAGAATACGCACAAGAGCATGGTATTCAATGGAATAATGTGGTAATTGACGAGGCATCGGCGATATATATAAATTCATCAGATCCTCCGTTAAAATTCCAGTTTTTATGGCTTGTTACAAATAATTGGATTCCGCTAATTTTAAAGAATGCGTCTATAGTTAAGAATAGTTTATATTTTTTAAAAGATAGAGTAATACTTAATAAGGAGTTAGAATCTTGGTTAGTGGACGCCACCTCACCGCATTATGAAGGTCAATTAACATCATCGTCATTTTTCAAGGATTATTTGCCATTTTTTCATCAAAATAGGGGATCTATTATTTTAAGAAATTGTACAGATTTGATTTATAAAAATATAAACTTACCACCAGTTATAAAAGACGTGTTACAATGCCGTCCAAATATGAGTTTAAATATACTAATAAGTTATTATTTGACCAGGAATATGGAACCGACTATAACTTCTGCTAAAATTCCAAATATATTTCAGAGTCTAAGTGTAGAATTTAAGAATGTAAATGACTATTTAACAACGGCTCCAAACGTAAAACATTCATTAATAAGACGAAAAGTAGAAGACGGCGAGTGTATGATTTGTTTGGAGCATGCTGAATATCCCACAATTGTGGGATGCTGTTATAATTTATATTGCGGTAAATGTGTATTAAGAAATATGATAACGAGTCATAGATGTCCAACATGTAGAAACGATTTATCAGTTGAAAATATTTGCTGTTTACAGGAGCTAACGGAGGAAAATAAAATATTATCAAAAAATAAAACGGATGTATGTCTAGATATATTAAATCAAAATAAATCTGGTAAATTTATAATATATTCATCATTTGACAATATATATTATCAGTTATTTGATGAAATTGACAGATTAGGACTAAAAGCAGAAAGAATAGAAAGCAATCTATTTTCACTACTTAAAACAGTAAAGAATTTTCAAGAAGGTATAACAAATATAATATTTGTATCAAATATTGATTTAATAAGGGGATTATCATTAGCGACTACTTCACATCTGATTTTTTTCCACGAACTGCCCGTTTGCGAACTAAAGCAGGTTTTAATACAGGCGGCACAACGGATTGGCCGCCACCAGCCTCTGAAGATAATCCATCTGAAGTCGGAGATTCAAGTTTAACGCCCAGAGTATCATATAACTTACCTGTTTGATGTGTTGCCCACTGTGTAACACATCGAAAAGGAATATTATTCTCATTTGAAACACGATTCATCTCCTTCCAGGCATTAAAAAGCGCAGATTGTTTAGTTAATACAAGCGTATATTGTAGTTCAGAGCATTCAGGAATTTTGTTCGGTTTTTCAAAGCGTTGTAGATAAAGATTGGGGTATTTTAGTTTTAGGCGATAGGAGAGGGGGAGAAGATTCCAGCATTGATGAAAGAAAGCCCAGAAATCGGCTCTATCACTCCATCGCAAGTAATCAAGAATTTCCTCATATACTTCAAATGGAACTTTTTCCAAAAATAGGGGTAGATTTTGATGAAATAACAGGCCGGCCAGATTCGCATCCTTAGTTTCAAGATCTAATTCATCATTTTCCCCCCAATTTTCAAATAAAGTAAACCACGCCGCTCTTATAGCCACATGAATATTTTTGTCTAAACTCTCTTCTTTTCCTTGAATATAATAACCATTTTTATCGGTATAAATTAAACTTTGCGACACTTTACGAATATCACCTAATTGATACAAATGATCTGGAATATCTTTTTTAAAGAATTCTATAAGTTTTTCCTTCTTAGGCATTGAAACGTAATGAACACAACAATATTTTAGAAGTTGTTGCATAATTCTACCTTCCAAAATATTACAAATAAGGATTAATGGACAATCAAGTGTGAAGTTTCTTTTAGATTTTAGATAATCAAGTAATTCTTGAAGTCCCCCTTTTTCTCCCTGTGACAGACCATCCATTTCATCTAATAATACGGCGCGGCCATTAGGTGTTTCAGGATGAATCCATTTTGATACACCAGTTTCTACAAGAAGAGGCATAATTGTTTGACGAAAAGAGGAGCCAGTGCGTGTATGACTGGCATTAAACTCCTGAATCCAATATTTAGCCTGTTTACAAATGCGATAAACAAGTGTTGTTTTACCTACACCTGGTGGCCCAATTAAAAGGAATGCTGGATGAGTGCGCGTTTTAAGCCATTTAACCATCGCCTCTTCTATTTCAGGATGAAGACATGCCGTTTCCATTTCAGGTAAACTACTACGCACCATACTTACACATCAATGTTCAATTCTCTTTACATTCA